CAATGAGTGCTATTCAATCCGGCTTGAAGGGTGAATTCAATCCGTTAGAACAATTTGGTGTAAAGATGAATGCCGCAGGAATTGAAGCTAAAGCGCTTGCCATGGGACTTGGTGATGCTGAAGGCAAGGTTGATGATAATGCCAAAGCACAGGCCGCGCTTGCCTTGATTTACGAACAGACAGAACAATTTGCAGGGGATTTCAAGAATACCTCGGACGGGTTGGCTAATAGTACGAAGATACTCAAGGCTGATTTCCAGAATCAGGCGGCTGCTATTGGTACACAATTGCTACCGATAGCCTTAAAACTTGTTACGGCAATAAGCAGTTTAATGGATAGGTTCTCGAATCTGACCCCTGAACAACAAAAAACGATCCTGGTAGTGCTTGGTATTGTCGCAGCTTTGGGACCACTGATTACAATTATTGGTGGTGTAATTAGCGTGGTTGGTACTCTATCCACTGTGTTTTCAACCGTATCATTGGCAATCGGTATTGCAGTCGGGCCGCTATTGCTGATTATCGCTGCTGTAATCGCGGTCATTGCTCTGCTTGCACTTGCCTGGAATAATAATTGGGGTGGTATTCGGGAAAAAACACAGGTAGTAACTGATTGGATTGTCGGTGTATTTACAACCGTGAAAGCCTGGCTTGATGAAAAAATTCCGATTGCTCTGGCGTGGCTAAAAAACGCATGGGAAACCGTGTTACTTCCCGCTATTCAAAATGTATGGACTTGGATGAGTACGGTTCTATTCCCGTTTTTTGAGTCCATTGTAGAATTTTTCGGAGCTGTATTTGGACTTGCAATAACCGTACTTGCCGGGCTATGGGAGAATGTTTTGCAACCGGCTTTAAGTGTTGTGTGGAAATTTTTAAAAGATAAACTAAACCCGATTATTAAAAAACTGGTTGAATGGTTTAATGATAAGGTTATGCCTGCTATAAAAGACGTTGCTACATTCTTGGATGACAAACTAAAAAAGGCATTCGAGGGGATTAGCAAAGCTATTGAATCTGTGACTGGATGGATAGGCGACTTAACCGATAAGATAAAAAATATCAAGCTCCCTGATTGGCTTACTCCTGGATCACCAACCCCGTTTGAAATGGGATTACGCGGTATATCCGATGCAATGAAACGACTAAGTATGGGTGATCTTCCAAAATTCAAGGCGCAATTAGAATTTGATACTACTGGATTTGTACCGGCTAATATGGCTATAAGTGGTGATGATTCTGGTGGGCCTAACAAATCATTGGTCATTGAACAAATCAATAACTACATAGCCCATGGAGCGGACGCGATACCATTCAGCATACAGCGAGCTAAAGGGATGGCAACACTATGACACTAACCAATTATAAACTTTTTGCAATCAGACCGAAGGCGACAACAAACCTTTGTACGAACCCGAGCTTTGAGGTTGACACGACCGGTTATACTACAGGCGGTACCAACACCATCGCATTATCAGCGACACAGACAAGGCGCGGCGTGTACTCGTGTAAGTGCACCTATGGCAATAACGATTTGATGCTATCCTACGCAGCCACACTAACAGCCGTTGCTTATGTTGGCACGATGGATATTTACATTCCGACCGCTTATGATGGTACAGAATTGACACTTACCTGGACTGATTATGTTGGCGCGACCGTGACCGCTGGCAAGCCTGACATGACAATTAGAGACCACTGGCAACGGATAAGCGCTTACATCACACCTGTTGGCGGTGACTTAGCAGGCACATTGACATTATCCGAAACGGGTACAAATGGGACGGCTGGCGTATTTATTTACGTGGACGGCGTACAGATTGAAACAGGAACCGCTGCCACGACCTACATCGACGGGGATCTGGAAGGCAATATCAATACCGGGAATGTGCTTGAATACTACTGGGGCGGACAGGCTCATGCAAGTATAAGCTATCGTACTGCTAACACACGCGCGGGCGGGGACTTGATCGATATATCTTCGTATTGTAAAAATATCTTATTGGAGGGCTTAGGCGTAGCACCCATTGACCATGTGGCAGTGCCACTGACAGGAGGCGGCGAAACCTACCTATATTCCAATTACACATCAAGATACTTTACTTTGAAGGTAGTATTTGAAGGCTCACACATTGGTGATATTCAGGCAAAACGCAAGGCATTGCTAGACCTTATCAAGCCGGATGTGACAGGCTACCCGCAACCGTTAGTTTTACGCTATCAGGGCTATACAGACGCAGGCAAGCTGGCAAGCGAGCCGGTGGATATAAAGTGTCAGTATATCAGCGGACTTGATACCTCTCCACAAATGCGATTTGCCCACTTCGCGGATATTACATTCCGGTTATCCGATACCGCTCTTGAGGTTGATGGTGACACAGGGGCAGAGTTGGAATTGAACGCTGAACTCGCAGATGCTGATTACATTGTTTATCAAGATAGGGACGGTATATGGCATAGCATGGCAGGGGTGACTGGTTCAATCAGGGCAATAGTACAGCATCCAATTACAAAAGAAATATATATCGGTGGTTTAGGTGTAAACATCGGCGGTGATGCTAATGCTGATTATCTGGCAAAATGGAATGGTTCTGCTTGGGTTAGTGTTGTTGCCGGTTGTAATGGTGCAATTTATGATTTGAAATTTGATGCTGCTGGTAATCTTTATATATGCGGTTTGTTTACTGATTGGGGTGATGCTAACGGCGATTATATTGTTAAATGGGATGGCTCTGCTTTATCTAGTTTAGGAACTGGACTTAACGGAAATTGTCATACTATAAAAATTGACTCTAACGGTAATCTGTATGCAGGGGGAAATTTCACACTTGCTGGCGGTGTTGCTAATACTGTAAGAATAGCAAAGTGGGATGGTTCTGTTTGGACTCCGCTTTCAACTGGACTTGGTGGTATTGTATCAGAAATAGCATTTGATAGTGACGATAATTTATATATTGTCGGTGTTTTTCTTAATGCTGGTGATGCTAATGGTGATTATGTTGTAAAGTGGACAGGATCAGCATGGGAAAGTTTAGGAACTGGATCAAATGCGTTATTAGAAGCTGTTTTTGTTGATGATAAAAATAATGTGTATGTGGGTGGTGATGTAACATCATTGGGTGGTGTATCTGTTACATATTGGGGGCGGTGGAATGGTCAAAAATGGGAATCACTTGGTAGTGGTGTTAATGGTTCAATTTATTATATTTTTGGAAAGAATGGGTTATTTTATTTATCTGGTGCTTTCACATCTGCTGGTGGTGTTACAATAGCAGACAGAGTTGCTAAATATTACGGCAATGGTATTTATGCACCATTAGATATAAATTTACCTGGAATTGCAACAGTTCGCAGTCTGTTTTTTGACGAACAACAAAACATATATTTTGGTTATGATACATCAGGCGACGCGGAAGTATCAGGTGAAACAACCGTCAATAATCCATCAGCGACATCCTACCCGGTGCTTGAATTTACAGGCGTAGGGGCATTGCAACAGGTGCGCAATTACAATACGGGGAAGGCGTTCTTTTTCAACAGTCTCACTCTACTTTCAGGCGAAGTAATTACAATGGACTTACGACCCGACAAACTTACCATGACATCTAATTTCAGGGGCAATGTCAAAGGCTACTTGGTCAAGGGTAGCAATCTGGACTTCCCACTGATACCAGGCGACAACAGAATAGCGGTATTGATGACGGGTACAGATGCAAGCGCAACTGGAACGATAAAATACAAAACACGCTTGCACGGATTGGACGCGGCTCAATATGAATAGTTATCAGATTGTTATCAAAACTGACAAGGGACTTGAGGTCAAACGCCTTACCCAGGTAAACAGCTTGCGGGCTGGCAGAACTGACAGGGCAATGATGCCTTGTGAGATTACAATACCGCAAATATTGACGCCTAACGATTTTAGCAAGGATATGCTGATTGAGATATGGCGCGACAATGGCGATGGTACGATCACCCTGGACGGGGAGACGGCTTACTTCCTGAGACGCTGGGACTTCTTCAGGGACAGTGACGGCAAAGACATGATATATCTGTTCGGGCTGGACGGGAATTACATCATTGACGGTCGTGAGGTAGAGTATGACGCGGAGTCAAGTGAGGCGACGAAATCCGGCGTTGCTTGTGATGTTATCAAGGAAATCATCGATGAAAACTTTGTGAGCGACGCTGTTGATACTTCCCGTAATCTGGCAGCGACATATTTTACAATTGACGGTGACGACGGGGCGGGGGGTACAGTCACAAAGGCGTTTTCGAGACAACAGGTATTATCTACCGTGCAAGCACTTGTGGATCAATCGCGCAATGAGGGGACATGGATCACATTTGATACGGTCTATGATGGTTCGTTACCTTTCACATTCAAGACGTTTACCAACCAGCGCGGCAATGACCTGAGGGAGTCAATTACCCTTTCAGTCGAAGCAAACACGCTGAATAACCCCGTGTTGTCGTTTAATTATATCAATGAGAAAACCGCTGCTTATGTAGGGGGCAAAGGCGAGGGGACGGCGCGATTAGTGGGGACGGCTACCAGTACAAGTATCAATGACAGTGTATGGTCCCGGCGCGAAGTTGTCTCACAGAATTTTCAGGTGACAACAGAGGCCGGATTGAATAACGAAGCGCGGGAATTACTGAACAAAAATAAGGGCAAGATCACGCTTACCGGACAGATAGCACAAACAAAGGGACTGAAATACGGGCGCGATTGGAATTATGGTGACAGGGTGTTAGCCACTTATTTGGGCTATACTTTCGACTGCAGGATTAACGGCTATGATATTAATTATTCGAAATCAGGCGACAACACGGTAGACATAGTGACGGCGTTTATAGTGGGAGATGAGCAGGTATGAACGGACAATTTGACCCCATAGAATTGATGAAAACTATCAATGAGCTTGAGAATAAAATCAGCGCACTGGCAACGATACAAACAGGCGGCATCTGGAATGCTTACACACCAACAGTTACTTATTCGGGTGGCACAACAGACCCGACAACCGCAACAGTAGCCGGGAAATATAGTGTCATTGGAGAAGTATGCATTGTTCAGATAACCTATCAAATAACAACAATTGGAAGTGGAGATAGAACAATAACTAACTTTACATTGCCAATTAATTATTCAGGTAATGCGCCAACTGGATCATCACAATCCAATATTACGGCGGCTGGAATAGTGTCACATGCCGTTATTGGGTCTGGTGGTAATTCAGTCAACGTTTATCATGGTGCGATGTCAACTACTGGATATGTTCGGGTAACTGTTACGTATGAAATATAAGTATGAAGATTCAACGTTTATCAATTACACTTGGTCACGGATGCTTACAAAGTCGAAGCTAGTATGGAGGAGAAATGAAACTAAAATTATTGATGGTGGTTATCGGTGTTTTGGTGATACTGCTTTTGGCAGGGTTGGAGATTGCACATGGCGAGGACATTGGTTATCCAGCACCAATTCCAGGCTATCCGGTATTCAACCCATGTGACCCGAGCAATCTGGAATACGCTGATATTTGTAGTCCACAGGTGTTTGCATACCCAGCAATGTACCCAGAGCCTGAAATCGAACCAATCATTGATCCCGAACCTGTAAGCAATCCTTACCAGTTGGAGACAATCCAGCCGCAATACCGCAACGAGCGCAACCTATGGCAGGAAATCGTTTATCAGTTTAGCAAACTGTTGGAGTTGATGAAATGACAGAGCGCGTATTAGGTACAGATACAAGTCATTGGACTGGTAGCATAAATTTTGACACCATGTATAATGCCGGGGCTAAGTTCTGGATCACAAAGGCAACGGATGCGAACAAGTTAACCGGATATCAATTTGAAGATTACAAATTCATGGAATTTAGCCGGGCAGCGTTTGAGCATGACAAGATTTTGACGGGTTGTTACCACTGGTTACAATTAAGCGTAGATCCAAAAGTAGCCGCTGATTTTTATCTTGAGAGATATAAGCGGTTTTATTTTGACTTCCCACCGGTGTTGGATTTTGAAGAACATCAAGCCATTGATACTGGTAGGTTTTCTGATTACGCCTGGCGCGCTCAGGTATGGTTAGATCATGTGGCACAAAAGACGGGGCGAAAACCAATCATCTACACGGCAAAATGGTTTATGGATTATTTCAAACTTGAGCAGGTATCATGGATGATTGAATACCCGTTATGGGTTGCTGATTATACCTGGACATCTAACACACTTGGTTATCCTACCAGAATGCCTAAGCCGTGGAGTAAACAAGCAATGTGGCAATTCTCCGCAGATGGAAACAAACGCGGGGCTGAATTTGGCACCGGGGCAATTGACATTGATTTGAATTGGTTTGATGGTAGTTATAACAATCTAATTGATTTCATTGGTGGTGAAATCATTCCCGAACCACCACCCGTTATACCACCTATTCAAGAGGTAATATTGCCTAAACTAAAGGTAATAGACGATGTCAGAATAAGAACATCAACATCAACAGCAAGTCTTGATAATTTTTTGAGAATGCGTAAGGTCGGAGAAATAGTGAACGTCAAGGAAATCTATGTAAAGAACGGTCAATCCGTTTGGGTGCGCGACAACGAGGGCTGGTCTGCTGTTGTGCATTATGGCTATAGGTACATGGAGTAACAACTGATAATTAGTCTAAACCTAACTATCGGAGTATAGAAAAGGGGCAACCTTGATAAAAGCTAAAACAATACTAGCAATATTCGGAGACACACATATAGGCAGTAGCACGGCTTTAGCGCCTCCACAATTTACGATACATAACCAGAACACGGATGAAGAACAAATAGTCCACCACAATAGACTGCAATCATGGCTATGGAATAATTGGGTAGATTATTGGGAACATGTCAAACTATTAGCAGGCTGGACGAAACGCAAACGCAAGCATCGAATAATTGCCGTACACTTAGGCGATATTATCGACGGCAACCATCACGGGACTTTACAGATTATTCAGGACGTATCAGATCAGGTCATTGTCGCGCTTGACGTTTTACAGCCTATCATCGATATGTGCGATGCGTTTTATGGCGTGCTTGGGACAGGCGTTCACGGTAGCAATGAAGAAGCGGCAATCTACAAGAATTTGGGTGCTAACGATTACGGGCAAAACGTCATGTTAGACATTGATGGTAAGCTACACGACTTCGCACATCACGGGCGAACGGGTGGTAGACCCTGGACTAGCAGCGCGGTATCAATTGGTGTTGAAGTCATGCTGGATTGTGGTCAACAGGGTTTACCATACCCTGATTATATCTGGCGCGGTCACAAGCACAATATTGATGACAGCGGTGATAGGCTGGATGGTACTCGTGTAATCTGCATTCCGTCGTGGCAATTGAAAACGGAATTCGGTCACAGGGTAGTTCCAAACCGGACGCGTTCAGACATTGGTGGTTACATTGTTGATGGTGGACTGATTGACAATTCACGGGCGCGATATAAAGGGCAACCGGATCAACGGAGAATTTTAAAACCATGACAGAAAATGAATTACTTCAGGAACTTGCAAAAGAATTACTGATTGAACCTGTACGATTAAACGAGGTTACATCTCAGGGCTTATCGAAACAAATAGGGGTTAGTGTCCGCAGGGCGTTAGATATATTGCAGCAAAAAGAACGCGAAGGTCTGCTTGTCAGCCGTTGGGCTAGGGGCGAAAAGGGCAGTCGCATTTTAGCATTTTACAAACCGGATTAGCTTTCATCCTCTCATTCTCTCCTCTTGCTTCCGCTCCCAGAACACCGGGGGCGGTTGCAATTAACATATTGACATTGACCATCGAAAGTTGTATTATTATTTTATGAAAAAAACATGTTTCAATTGTATACACCATGACGCATACAAAAATATTCACTATTGCGAATTAGATGATGATGATTTAGTACCGTTTACTGTTGAAAACAACAACTTTGACGCGTGCGAAAAATGGGAGAAAAAAGAGTATGATTAGTGTAAAACAAAAATGTTCCTATTGTGGCTCGTACTCTGAAGATGATAGTCGTGGCAATTGTTCAGCGTGTGGGGGTGAAAGAGAACGTATAGACATTCGGTTTCTGCCTTTAATGGTTGGCGAAAATGAAATTGTGTTAAATTCTTTTATCTCTACAGAAGAACTAGAATATTTTATGGAAAGACTATATGCGTTTGTATAATATAAGAAAGGAGAAAAATGGGAAACATGAAAACTTTTTGGGTGTTTGGATTTGAATGGTGGGGAGGCTTGCGCCCCTCTCGAATGCAATTAAAAGGAATTGTTTATAAACCTGTTGTATTTGGTTTATGGATAAAAACGAACGAAAAACATTTTGCAGATATGGTATAATACTACTAACTTCGCAAGAGCTTCTTTTCCAATTAGAGGACAGCCGAACACCACTCAAAATAGGGTGGTGTTTTGGTATTGACAAATGGTGTATAATATTATTAATCCTGTGACACCTCGAATGAGACGTAGCAGGAGGTGGACGCCAGCATAGCTCAATGGTAGAGCGGTCGCCCTGTAAGCGACTGGTTAGTAGTTCAAGTCTACTTGTTGGCTCTACCGACTGCTTCGGTTGTCGGCCACCCCCTCAATCGTTAGTTCGGTTGAGCCTCCTCTTTAGTGAGGATTATGCCGGACGGTAACGTCTAGCAACTCTAGCGGAACTGGACAATCTGCTGGAGGAAAGTCCAAGGGTCTGAACCGGGCTAATCCCGATGTAGGACTCACCCAATCAGTCCTGATACCGCGTTATGACCTGGGTTCATTCCAGTAGTGGTTCGGGGCTGATTTTGTTATTATCTGAATAGGTTTTGGTGTTTTTAATAGTCATTAAATAACACCTACGCATTAAAATGGAATACAACCCGTCCTATCTTCAGAACGAAGATAGATGCTTTTCGTCCTATCGGTAGAACGTTTCGATATGTCATAATTTTTATTTACTTAACACAATCGGATTGCCAAATTGTACAATGAA